AGCAAGTAATATTTTACTCTTTTATTGGAACTGATATGTCCTCTGGATCTTCGTAGTACGTGCTAGCATCACCTTGGCGTTTATCAAACTTCTGCACGATTTCTTCGTCCATAATACTGATAACTCTGCTTTTAAATTCTTCATCAGACATTACAAGCTCAGTCCACTTTGAAGGCTGAAACTTTTTAACATACCCGTCAGGCATTGACAGTGTATACCACGCACCAGCGGATGATAAATGTTCAGAGCCCTTAATGGCATCAAACCAAGATTCCTCATCTCGGATACCAACATCATCAGTGCCCCACATAATGCGGAATGCACAGGAGCGACCTTGGGTACCAAAGCGAGACTTTTCAAGTTTTACTTTAACTTCAGAGCCAATACGGAAACCTCGTTCGTCTTCGATGAATGCAGACTTTGCTTTACGGCCGGTTAACCAAATGCGAAGCGAGTAAGCATAGTGCATCGCCTTACCACCGGGAGTGATATAAGGCGTCGTCATTGCAATTTGCCTAGCTAGCGGACCCTGTGGAATATTGGTTTTAAGCTGGTTAAGAACGATAAATGTTGCTTTCTTATCCGCAATGGGAATAACAAGCTTTGACATGCCCTTTGCGAGAATACGAGCTTTGACTGCCATCGATGATTGCGGGTTGAAGTCACCTTGAACATCAGAGATTGATGGCGTAAATGCTAGTGAGTCCCAGATAAAGACCATCTGTTCATCAGTTGCACCAAGTAATTCTTCAATAGTCTCAAGCACAAACTCGACAGAGGATGCTTGAACGTACATTAATCGCTCTAGGTCGCATCCTGCTCGCTCCAAGAACATTGGGTCGATAGCTGACTCGGAATCGAAGTAAACGACCATCTTGCCCGCTTTCTGGGCGTTTGCTGCAATCTGTGTTGCCATGTATGATTTACCGGTCGCTTCAAGACCAGCAATTTCTGTAATCTTGCCCACTGGAACACCAGCAATTTGACCCTTGGCAATGATGGAATCTAGCCAGCGTGAACCAGTTGGAATCCATTCTTTGACAGACGTAGGGTTATCGCCTGTGAGATCGTGAGCAACGTTTTGACCTGCTTTTTTATTTACAAGTTTCATAAGGTCTTGTAAATTTACACGCCCGGCCTTGGCGGTAGTTTTCTTAGGCATTAGCCCTCCTGTTAATTATAATATAAGATAACACCATCAATTAATGATGTCAAATGTTATTTACACACCAGCTAATTTATATAATGCTGGACCCGTTTCAAGATAGTTTCTCATTAGAACACCATACTTTTTAGTCCCACCAGACTTTCCTGAAGCTCTTTCTACTTTAGCTCTCATTTGCACAAGAACGCTTTTATTTCCTGCAGCGTCCTCGTAAATAATTTGAATTTTTGGATAAGAACCGGAAGTATTAATAATAGGGTATAAATTTGCTTTTTCCATCTCAGTGTAAAACTTTTTACCGAATCTAGCTCTTTTGAAACCGCCGGGTAAAATTTTCACCAACTCAATAAACTCTGACTCTGGTCCAACAGCACCAGTTTTAATATAATCAGCCAACAATTTAACAAACTCAGCTTCAAATTTATCATTCTGTAGCTTAGACTCTAAAACTTTATATGCTTGCTGGTATATTAAACTTGTTGCATCAGAAGCCAGTCTTAAAAAGCCTCCGGTATCAATCTCATCACGAGAGGAAAATGGCTTACCATCTGGTATATTGCTAACAATTCTATTGTACGCCTGCTCGGCACTTGACACATCAATGTCAAGAGGCTCCCAAAAAGCTTTTTGAACATCAAAAGCCTTTCCGGTTTTTTGTGCAAATTGTTCGCCACCTTTTACTTTTAGTGATAATTGATTCCTTAATTTATTGCCGTCTACAATTATTGATATATCAACCTTTGTGCCCTTTTGATCCTCGGTGCCAGCCGCTTTTACTAATATATCATTTGATTTTCTATTTGACGCAAGTCGTGTTGCAAACTTGTGCATCGGGAGACTATTTACGTAGCTAACCGCACCTTCATATTCGCCCTGTAAGCAAGTTAAAATATTTCTGTCAAGTAGAGCCTCAAACGGACGCTTGGGCATTGAAATAGAAAAACTAACTTTGTCCTCGTATTCACTACTAAAGTCAGGAACAACATTACTAACTACAGTGTTCATTTGTTTAATATTGGCAACTTGAGCTATAACATCGGATGCGTCGATCATTCCTATTTTTCCATCTATTCTCTTGGAAAGTTTAGCAGCGATAGCAGCAGCAACAATACCTTCAGCAATATCTCCTCGGTTTGGAAGCTTACATTTTTGTTCCGTTAGATAAAAGTCCCAACTTTCGATGATCTTTTTCATACTCATTACCCTTTAATTAGTATCTCAGATGACTGTTTGCTCTTATTCATGCCATAAGTCCATTCAGCTTCAATTATTTCGTAGTCGTCATACATTTCTCTGATAGTGTCACAATCGTTGTAAGACATCAGCCAGCCAGTGCGGTTGGTCAGTAAGCCATGTAGTCTCTCATGATCAAACGAACTATGAAGGTTACCATCGATACCATATAGAGAGTTCTGTGACCCATTAAGCATGTACGGCGGATCGAGGTATAAGAAAGCCCTTGGATGATAATTGATTGCGTCTTCAAAGTCGGCATAATCTACTCTAAAGTTTTTGGCTTTAAAGTCTCGCAAGCGCTTAATAGAAGAGTCGGTAAAGCGTGCATATGATGCACGTTCCGACCATCCACCACTAAACGTAGCACCAGAAAAACTAGCGCGATTAATGGCGTAGTATTTCGCTGCTCTCTCGTAAGAAAACATGAATGAATCTGTCTTGAGGTCTTCGCGATACTGGTGAAAGGAATCTTTACTACAGCCTGTCACTTTCTCACCACTGCGGATATCATAATCTTCTCGCAGCTTTTGCACCTCATCGGCCAATTGATTATTATCGCCGCACAGCGCCATCCAAAACCACACAAGCTGTTTCATCTTGTCATAACCAAACACTTGAGTTCCACGATTTGCCAAAGCAAGCTCAATAGAACCACCCCCGAAGAATGGCGAACACACTCGTTCGACACCTTCGGGGATGTGAGGTAAGATATGCTTAACGGCGCGTGATTTACCGCCGGGATATCTCAAAGGCGTTTTCACTTACTAGCCAGCGCAACTGGTGCATTGATAGATGTGAATTTTCCGCTACTAATAGCTTTTTTCACTTCTGCTATTAACGTATCTTTTCGGGTGTCGCGACGGGTTGGATTAACCATGCGGCGACACTGGTACCAGTAGTAATCACTATCTGGAGCCATGGCACTGATGTCAGCATCATCCAAGTGTGGATTATTAGCTCTGGCTAACTTCAAGTCACTTGATTGGTCATGCTTTGAATCGTTAACCAAGCGAGCATCAATAGAATGCACATCTCGATAAAACTGATCATAGCTGTGAATCACGTATTTGCCATTACAATCATAGAAATACTCAGCAACAAACAACATAGCCCAAAAAGTTCTCTGTGGGATGGTCTTAGAGGCAGGAACTGCCTGCTGTTGCTCTACAGTGTTCTTAATCGTCTCCATGATAGAGATAAATTTACGCTGTTCAGCATCATCATATTCAGGAACTTTAGACATCGCTCGATTTTCACCAATTTGATAAAACCAATCCATATCTGCATCTCGAAAAAAGCGCGACTTTGTGTGTTCATTAATTGACATGAACGCTTGAGTAAACCACTCAATATCTCTCATACGCAAAATTGATTGCTCTGAGCAGCCACTGAATCTTGACCAGATGTTAGAAAAAGTACCTTCGCAATACTTTCGGATCCAAATAGAAATATCAGTTTGATATGATTGTCGATTCTCAGTTCTATTAAGAGGATCGCCAGCATTTAAATCACGAAAAATCGATGGCAGCTCTTTAAATGGTGCGTTTCTAACAGTAACAATAATTACGGTACTGTGCAAAAACGCTTGCTGAAAGCTTGGTGGCAGCTTTTCAAACTTTATGTTAGTAAACTGTTGGGGCTGATAGTTCAAATCATAAAGCGTTCCGGTGAATGTAGTTTCATTATTAACAAAACCCATTAGACCTTTACGTAAACGATTTTGACCATCTTCGTTGACAGTCAGCTTACCTTCACTTTTTAGTTTTCGGTATCTCTCGGCACCCCTGATGTCACTGTGTGCGTCAGAGGCTTCAATACCGCTTTCGATATCAGCAACAATGATACCCGAAACGGCGGTACCCTTACTAACTGATTCAATGTATTTGTTGGCAGTGTCACGTTGCCAAACTACTCGTCTTTGGAAATCTTTAACGATTGCCATTTTTTTGTCGTTGTAATCATTTACAACATCTTGCACAGACACGTTCTGTGCTGTTTTTGTAATTTTTCTAATTTTCATATCTGTTCTCCTTTGTTAGATTGCATCGTCTTTACAAATCAGTTAGTAAAAACTTTGCGATTAGAAAACGGCAGACTTTACACCGGTCTGCCAGCGGTTTTTTATTTATTTCTTTTGAACAAAAGCATAAAGCTTCTCAGCTTCAGCAATTACATCTTCAGTCGTATAGGACGATACCGGTTGGCGTTGTCCCTCGGGCTTCAGGTGTTCAATCTCGAATTGTCTTTGGATTCTCTCCTGAACAATTCCTATTGACATTCCCAGCAATTCTGTGCGGAGCTGGTATCCGTTTTTGTTGTCACTCATTTTTTCTCCTGTGTGTGTGTGAGTAAGCGGCAGACTTTACACCGGTCTGCCAGCGGCTGCAGCTATTCCGTTTCAGTAGCTTCTGTAGTGGTTGTTTCTGTGCTTGTAGCCTCGGCAGGCGCTTCAACATCAACAGTTTCAGATGTGGAAACCTCAACCGAAGGAGGCTCAACAACAGTTTCAGTTGTGACCTCACTTACTTCTTCAGCAACTTCTGGGGAAACAGTGCATGTTCCGTATGCTGTTGCGACAACTAGTGCCCCAGCAACAAAACTAACTTGCACCTTCCAACGTTGCAATGTACTTCTCAACCAATCCATAATATACTCCTTTTTATGGTAAACGGGCAGACTATAGCCGGTCTGCTAGCGGCTCCGATAACAAACTATTTATTAGCCATAAGCTCATCAAATGCAGCATCAACTGGATTGACTGAAGCGTCAGTTTTGTACTTACTGGACTCAGTAGAACGAGACTCAGCAGTTGCATCACCGGACAATTGTTCGTCAAGGATCGCATCGATTTCTTCGGGACTAAGGCGCTCAAACAATGACTCAATATCGGGCATGCTGTCTAGGAGGGCAGGGATTGCCTCAGTGTCTTCCAGCAATGGCGACGAACTTCTACGCATTTTCAAGTTTGTTTGTGGATAAGCTCCGGGTGACGTTGGCTTTGTATAAGTCAACGCAATATCGGTGCCAGAGTGTGTATCGGTAATATCACCGTA